TCAGCTCGAACGTGTCTTCATAGCGCCAGAGCTTGGTTTCCTCGCAGAACTCGATGGCGGCATTGCGGATGTGCTCGAACGCCACCGGCTCCGGGACACCGGGGCACAGCGGCAGCACCTTGGGCAGGAATTCTTCGAGATCCGTCATACGCTGTTCTGGTTGGGCGAGTTGGCCGTGTTCTGAGCGGTGGCATCGGCCACGGCATCGGCAAAGGCCTGGTAGTGCGCCGCGGCGACAGTTCCGTTGGCGTACTCGCTGTCCTTGCTCATGGCGCGGAACACCATGTAATGGACCAGCACGTTCAGGTACTCGGCGCCCATGTCGAGCGTGTCGGTGTCGGCAACGATCACCGGCGGCAGCTCCGAATAGAGCGCTTCCACCTTGGTCGCGGCCAGCACCGGCGGGTAGACGTAGAACACCTTGGGCGCACGCTCCTCAAAGGTGTAGTGCTTGACCTTGGCCGCCTGGCGCAGGGTGTGCCAGTCCGGGTTTTGATCGTCCAGCAGCTGGCGGTCGACCCGGCGCACGCTGCGCCCAGGCGTCACGCCGTCAGCCGCCAGGTTGCGTACCACGTCCAGCAGCTCCACGCCGGAGGCCGGCAGGGACTGCTTGGTGCCAGCCACCAGCGTGAGCGCCGCGGTCACGCCACGGGAACCGGGCCGGCGCACGATGGTTTCGCGCGCAGCATCGTTGGCCCACCGCAGCAGCTCGGCCTTGGTCCAGCGGACAAAGCTCTCGTCTTGCAGGATCTCGCTGGCGCGCGTCAGCAGCTCGGTAGCGGCGATGGGCATAGGGGCTTACTCCGCCAGCTTGGCCTTGATGGTGTCGTTGGTCATGTTGCGCGGGCTCTTGCCGAACTTGGTCATGTAGGCGGTCACCAGTGCGGCGCGCTCGGGGTCCACGGGCGCTTCCACCGGCGGGGTCGCCGGCGGGGTTGCCGGGGCGGCCACGGGCGCGGCCAGCACCAGCTCGCCGTCCTGCACCGCATCCATGACCATCTCGATCTTGATGGCGCGGGTTTCGTCGGGCAGCTCGTTCCACTCGATCTCGGTCACGCCGGAATCCGCGAACGCGCGCGCCACGAACTCGCCCAACACGTACTGGCGCCCGCCAATCAGGTAGTTGGCCTGGAAGCCTTCGGCATGCTTGAGCGGGCCGGACACGATCGGCGCGGCTTGCGGCGCGGGCACGGGGGCGGGCGCGGCGAAGGCGGCTTCGGCTACCTCGGCGCCGGGCGTGCGCACCAGGCCGTAGGCTTCCGAGATCGACAGGAAGCGCTCGATGTGGGCCTCGATGGAGACTTCCGCCACATGGCGGCCATCCTCCTGCGGGGCAAAGTGATAGCTCGCGCCGGGCATGTCCACATGGGTGCCACCCTTGCGCTGCAGCTTGCATTCGATTTGCATGGGGTTCCTCTCTCAGCAGTTTGAAAAACGGGGGCACGTAGCCCCCGGTTCTGGTGATGCGCCGGGGCTTAGACGGCGCGGTACTTGAGCATCAGGCGCAGCTTCTGGCCGGCAGCGGCCTGCGTGGCCGCAGCAGTCGTGATCTTCACGCCGATCGAACGGTCCTTGTCGGACGGCGCGATGGTGAAGGCCCCGACCAGCGAGGCACGCTCGGTCACGCCGGTCTTGGCCGCAACGGAGGCCGAGAACAGCTCGGCGCCGCAGGTGCGGAACGAGCCCGCGCTATCGAGCAGCGCGCCCACGTCGCCGTTCATGATGCCCACGTCCATCACGATGGTCGGGGTGCCGTTGGTGTCGAGGTCATCGCACACCAGAATGGCGTCGCACGGCGCGTTGTTGGCGGGCAGCACGCCCAGCTCGATGATGTCGCCCACACCCAGCGCGGTCGCGGTCAGGGCGTATTCGAACAGTTGGGCCAGCTCGTCGGCAGCGCAGCCGCTTACCGGCGTAGTGCGTTGGCTCTTGGCCCAGGCAGATTGGTACAGATTCGGCATGATGGTCCTCTATCAGTGAAGGTCGGAGAGGGGGCCGTAGCCCCCCGCGGTCAGCACAGGATTAGCTGTGCTTCTTGGCTGCGGTGTCGATCGACAGCACACCGAAATCCTTGCCGTTGAAACGCGCCTTCTTGATGCCGGCGATGAAACCGGCGGCGATGGCGGGCTCGTTGTTGTAGTCCTTCATGACTTCCTCCCAGTCAAAGCGGAGGCCGTTGGCGGTGCCGTAGGCGATCACGCCAGCCTGGCGGCCCATGAACAGGGCGCGCGAGGCTTCAACGTTGGCGCCGGCGCCGTAGTCATTGAAGCGGACCACGTTGCGGTGCTTGTGCAGCACGCAGTTGTTGATCATGCCCAGACCGCCCTTGAAGATGGGCGACTTGTTGCCCAGCGCGGTGGCCGCAGCCTTCTGGTAGTCGATCCACGAGCCGCCCGAAGCGGTGCGCAGGTCGGTGGCCTGGTATTCCGACATCACGCAGACGTAGTGCTCCTCGCCTTCCACGCTGGTCGGGACCATGTTGGCCGTTTCCGGGTTTTCGGCCTGCATCATCGCGGCCTTTTCCATGGCGCGCTCGATCACCAGCGGGCTCATGATGTCGCCCACCACCATGCTGGCCTTGGACGTGGCAGCGCCGCCGTAGAGCAGGTGATCCACGTCCGGTGCGTCCAGCGAGTTGCCGGCGAAGCCCGTGAAGGTGGTGTCCTCGATGTAGTCGAGGTTGATGCCGCGCGAGCCCGACAGGTAGATGAACAGCAGTTCGTCGGTGAACTTGTAGAAGTAGTCGCCCAGACGGTCGCGCGCGATGCGGCGGATGTTGTGGACGGTGCGCTTGCGCGACATGCGGCCGCCGGCCGAAACCGAGTGGCGCACTTGGTCAATCTTGACCTGATCGGTGTAGAAGCGCAGGTTTTCCTCTTTGCCTTCCACGCGCGCGTCGCCGTAGGTCGGCTTGCCCCGCAGGTGGACCGACAGGTCAAAGGAAATGGTGTCGCCAGCGTCCGATTCCAGCTCGGTCTTGCGCTGGATCACGCTGTTTTCGCTGGTGCCGATGAAGCGCGCTTCGAAGTAGGACTTCTTGCGCACGTCGACGGCCAGGTCGGCCGACCAGCGCTTTTGGGCCTTGGCGTCGCCAAAGGCAATAGTGGTAGTGGACATGGATGTGCCTCACGAATGTTGTTGAACAATTCGCGACGCACATCCTGCGCTATCGCTGGCGCGATTATGTGGCTTTTGCGCGGAGATAGCAACTTTTAGCGTACAATTCGATCCGCGCAGCTAGGAGGCATCCGAAAAGCGACTCATCCCCGCCTGCTGCGCCCTCTGGATGACACTTTGATGAGGTGAATATGAACCTGACGCAGGTTGGTGTGCGGGAGCTTTTCGATTACCGCGAAGATGGATTCCTTATCTGGAAGATTTCTCCAGCACAACGTATAAATATCGGTGATGTCGCCGGGACATACTCAAAGGAATATGCGTCTGTCTATATCGGCGGAAACCCATATAAAGTACATCGCATTATTTTCCTGTGGCATCACGGATATATGCCGCATGAGGTAGACCACCGCGATCTTGATACCAAGAACAATCGAATTGGGAATCTGCGGGAGGCCAGCCACTCTCAAAATATGGCTAACCGCCGTCTATTCAAAAACAACTCATCTGGGTACAAGGGCGTCCACTGGCATAAGCGCACGCAAAAATGGTGTGCGTCTATTCGTGTTGATAAAAAGTTGATTCATCTGGGCTATTACCATAACCCAGATGCTGCCCATGCTGCCTACGTTAAAGCGGCGCAAGTTCACCGCGGTGATTTCGCCAGGGCGGCATAGACCCTATGCCGCCTGACGCTATATCGGATGGGCTGGCAGATTTTAGGCGGGTGATCGGCACGTCCTTGCTCGCCTGAATGGACAGCCGGGCCACCTTGCCGCTCTTGTCTTCGAGCGTAATGACGGCAAAATCACCGATCTTGATGCTTTCGCCCGGCTTAATGTCCAGTTTGAGCATGGTTCCCTGTGGGTTTGGTTACAGCTCGTCCGCGATCGCACCGGCGACGTGGCCGATCTCGGGCGGGGCCATGGCCTTCTTGAGCGCGTAGCCCTCGTACTGCCACAAGGCCTTACGGGCTTGCGCGAGCGCGTCCTCGCTGGCCACTTCCACGCCGATCTGGGCGTCGAACATGGCCGGGTCCACGCAGGCGCTGTGCCCGATGGCGAGCGTGAAGCCGTTGGGCAGCGTGGCCAGGGCGATGGTGCTGCAGGTGCCCTCGATGCGCTGGGCGTGGATCTTGACCGTCGCCATGAGGGCGTCGATCTCTTGGAAGCGCACGCGCTGGCCGGTCTTGCCGGTGGCCAGGATGGCGCGCTCGATGGCTTGGTCTTGGGCTTGGCTCATACTCGGTACTCCTCAAAGGCGGCGATGCGCTCGCGCAGGATTTCGGACAGCTCGGCCATGATGCGGTGCTGCTTGCGCAGGCGCGCGCGCTCGGCCTCGGGCAGGGTGGCGAAGAAATTGCCGCCGACGAAGGCGCCCAGCTTGGCCTGGCGATCGTCCAGCTCGGCCTTTTCCAACGCCACGCGCTGCTGGTGCGGGGCCAGCGCGGCGTAGTTGGCCGGCAGCGTGATCGCCTGGTAGGCGCGGGCGAACACGTCCGCCGGGCTCCACGAGATATAGCCCGCGTAGTTCGGGTGATTGGCCTTGCCGCCGTCCACGTACTCGACCAGAAAGCCCGCGTCGGAGCCGTTCTCGTCGGCCGGGAGATCCCAGCCGCGCAGCAGGTTGTATTCCAGCCGGGTCAGGGGCTGGGCCTTGATGAGCTTGGTGCCGAGATAGGCTTGCATGGGGCTCCTTATGCGCGGGCCAGGTAGGCATCGCGCTCGGAATCGCTCATCTTCATGATGCGTTCCTCGTGTGCCTCGGGGTCTTTGGCCTGCAGGCGGTCCAGCGCAGCCCACTTGCCGTCATCGACCTCGTTCGCGGCCGCGGTCGGCACGTCGCGCAGGGTCTTGGGCGCCTCGGGCTTGCTGCCTTTGAGCGGGCGGCCGGCGGCATTCTTGTCGACCGTGGCCGGCACCGGATCGGCTTTGCCCTTGGCCGGAGCCACGCCGAGATCGGCCTGCACCATCGCGTGGGCCTCGGCCAGGATCTGCGGGCCGCTCAGGTGCTGCTTGGCCGGGTCGTTGCCCACTTCGCGCACGAAGGCGTCCAGCGCCATCCAGCGCACCTTACTGGCGGCGTACTCCGGGTGCGCCTTGGTGGTGAAGGCGTTGATCTGGTTGTGCCAGTTGTTGACGTTCTGCTGCTGGTTCAGGTCGGCGGCCAGCGCGGCCTTGTCCAGCGCACGCTGCAGCTCGCCCTGCTCCTTGTTCAGCGCTTCCAGCTGGTTGTGGTACTCGCGGGTGGTGATGTCGCCGTTGTCCAGCTGCTCGGCCAGCTCGCCCTTCTTCTCGCCCAGCTCCTTGAGGCGCGCGTCGGCGTTCTCGGGAACCTCGGCTACCAGAAGCGGCGCAGGCTTGTCTGCCGGGACATCGGCAGCGCTGGCGGCGCTGGCATCCACGCCAGTGCCATCGCCGTCGCCGTCGCCAGCAGCGCCAGTGCCCGCGGCGTTGTCAGCCGTGTCGGCGCCGTCATCGTCGCCGCCTGCCTTGCCTTCCTTGCCCGTGCCTGCACCCGTGTCGACATCCTCTTTCCCCTCGTCGTTGTCCTGGCTCTCGCCCATGGTGCCGGTGGTGCCGCCGTCCGGCTCATCGAGCGCGGCACGCTCCTCATCGGTCAGGTCGTTCAGGATCTCGTCATCGTATGCCATGGGTCTTCTCTCTCTTGGTGGTGGTCGTTACATGCCAGCAGGCGGCAGGCCATCGGCCGGGCCTTGCGGCGGGAGTTGGGGTTGTTGCGGCGCGGCCGGCGGCGCTGCCTGAATCGGTTGCTGGGTGCCAGGCACAAAGCCGGACGGGTCCACCGGGGCGCCCGCGGTGGGCACGTCCACGTTGGCCCAGCCGGCTTGCTCGAGCATCGCGTCAGCCACTGGCGCCAGCTCGGGCATGAAGGCCACGGCGGTGGCGGCGTCGGTCGCTTCCTTCATCGCGCCCACGCCTTCGCGGATGGTCTGCACGTCGATCTTCTTGGCGTTGGCGATCGCTACGGCGGCCTCGGCTTCGGCCTTGGCGGCCTTGGCCACTTGCTCGCGCAGCTGCGCCATGGCCAGCTCCTTCTGGAACTGCTGCTGCTCGGCCATGGCCTGCTCCTTGGCCATATCCTCCGGCGTCGGCTCGGTCTGGTCCGGGTCTTTCTGGCCATTGACGGCGCGGATACGCTTGACGATCTCGTCCCGGTTGGGGATGTCCATGCTCTCGACCAGCAGGTCCAGCATGGTCAGCACGATCTCGGGCGGCAGCTTGGTGGCCAGGTCCAGCAACTCGGCCACGGCCGCGGCGCGCATGGTGGCACGCCAGTCGGTCTCATCCACGATGAAATCGGCCTTGGTGCGCGTGATGTCGTTCTCGGGCAGGCCATCGTTGACCGCCATGTACTCGGGATTGCCGCGCGCATTGGTGATGCGGAACTGCTTTTCCTCGGTCATGTACTGCTCGATCAGCGACAGCTCCTTCTCGCCGTGCTGCTGGAAGGCCAGGCGCAGGTTGTCGAACAAGCCGCTGGTGCCCACGCTGCCCTGCTCCTGGCGGGCGGTGATCGCCACGCCGGACACGGCATTGGTGCTGCGGCCCAGCAGCTCATCGGTCACGCCGCCCACCTGCTGAATCATCTGAATCGAGCGGCTGGCCAGCTCGAGGTGGGCCGGGGCCAGGTCGCGGTCCACGTCCGTGCGCAGCTCCTTGCCGGCGCGCTTGACCGTCACCGAATCGGGGCGGGCATACTCCTCGCGGAATTCCTCGATGTCCTCGACCGCGCCTTCATCCATCACTACCTTGTTGGACGACAGGATGTACAGCGCCTTGGACATGCGCTTGTTCACGTCATCCTGCATGCCGCGCATGAAGCGGGTCACGCCGTAGGGCAGTCCATCCTTGGCGCGGCGGTAGGCCCAGACCGGGGTGAACGGGAAGCGGTTGTGACGGTAGGGGCTGACTGACACGCACAGCAGCGCATCGGTGGTCATGATGGCGCAGTGCATGCGCATCATCGGGCCGGTTGCCACCTCGGCGCGGCCGCATTCCACCTCCAGCTGGTGGCGCTCGTCCTGCGCGTCGTAGGCCTCGCCGCGGAAGTCGGAGCTGCGGCCCTTGAGCTTCTGCGTGGTCACCGGCACGCGGAACCACGCTTCGATCAGACGCACACGCTTGCGCCCGTACTCGAAGGCGTCGCGGTTGCCACCCGACACGCTGCGCTCCAGCTCGTTCGAGTCCATGGCGATGTCGCCGTCCTCGTCGTCCGTGCCCATGGTGTCGAAGCCATCGGTCGCGGCGGCCTCGAGCGCGCCCTTGCGGTCGGGGAACATGGCGACAGCAATGTCCAGGTCGACCCACTTGACGCGGTAGATATAGCGGCAGTCCTGCAGGTCCAGGCGCCGGTACATGCTGTCGAAAATCAGGTTGCGCCAGCTCTCGGCGCCGGAGTACAGCGGCTCGCCGTCATCCTCGTCCTGATACTGGCACTCGAGCCAGCCGATGCCGGCCTTAGCCGCATCCTCGAAGGCGCGGCTGCGCTCGTATGGGGTCTGGTTGCAGTCGCTCAGGTACTTGAGGAGTGCGG